TCACTGCAGCCGATGGAGCAGATGGTAGCACAGACTTCTCAGGTAAGCTCGGAGCATCCGTAGCAGCATCAGAGAAGCTCGGTGTATATGGAGAAGTTTCATTCAAAACTGATGAGACTGCTGATAATTCTTACGGCACTAAAATAGGTGCTAAATATTCTTTCTAAATATGGCACAACAAGCTACCCATTCCCCTGCATTCGTTACAAAAATCTCACCTGAACCAGAGAAGGTTGATACTAACCCTAGTGATCAACAACCTCCAGGTGTAGATAAGGAAGAAGAATGGGAACCTCAATCACTTGAGGAAGCCCTCTTAGGAGAGTAATAGTTAGGGGAGCACCTCAGAGTAGGACTCCCCTTTCATTGGCTTTAGCCCTGTACGCAGGATACCTTTAGCCGTCTAGACGGTGGGAGAGACCACAAGAAAACTGATCAAAAAAATTTCAGCTGAAGAACGTATATATTATTTCATTAACTAACAATGGCCCAACAGGCAACCCATAGTAATGCTTCGCTAACCAGAGCTGGACAATCCAACTCAACAGGTGACGCAAGAGCATTATATTTAAAATTGTTCAGTGGTGAGATGTTCAAAGGCTTCCAGCATAATTCAATTGCTAGAGACCTTGTAATGAAGAGAACCCTAAAGAATGGGAAATCATTACAGTTCATCTACACGGGACACACCAAGGCTGAATTTCATGTCCCAGGACAGAGCATCCTTGGTAACTCAGACGGAGCACCTCCAGTAGCAGAGAAGACCATTACGGTTGACGATCTACTAATCTCAAGTGCATTCGTATATGAGTTAGACGAGACACTTGCACACTATGAATTAAGGGGAGAGATCTCTAAGAAGATTGGTTATGCATTGGCTCAAAAGTATGACAGACTAGTATTCCGTGCTATTGCACGTGGTGCTCGTGCTGCATCTCCAATTACTAAATCTGGATTCGTAGAACCAGGTGGAACACAAATTCGTGTTGGTACTAACAACCAAGCATCTGATGCTTACGTTGCAGCTTCACTCGTGAACGCATTCTATGATGCTGCTGCTGCTTTAGATGAGAAGGGAGTTAGTTCTGAAGGTCGTGTAGGTGTACTTAACCCTAGACAGTACTACGAATTAATCCAACAAGTTGGAGACAATGGACTTGTTAACAGAGACGCACAAGGTGATTCCCGTCAGAAGGGTAATGGCATTGTGGAGATCGCTGGTATCAAGATCTACAAATCAATGAACATACCATTCTTCTCAAGTTATGGTACTAAGTTTGGTTCAGCTTCTGCTACAAACCCTGGAGTAACATCTCCTGGTAACTTAGGTTCATTCGTTGGTGAAGCAGTTGAAGATGCTGCTGCTGACGTAACTGGAATCAACAATGAGTATGGTGAAGAGACAGAATTCGCTAACTCTTGTGGACTTATATTCCAGAAAGAAGCTGCTGGTTGCGTAGAAGCAATCGGACCACAAGTTCAAGTAACTTCTGGGGACGTTTCCGTGGTTTACCAGGGTGACGTGATTCTCGGTAGACTCGCAATGGGAGCCGACTATCTAAACCCAGCTGCTGCTGTGGAACTAGTTGCTGGTGCTGCTGCCGGATCATCTGGTAACGCTGCATTCTAAGCACGTTTATGGGGGACTCTTCGGAGTCCTCCTTTTTTTTATATATAAATATTATGCCTTTTCCAACCACTAACGCTACTCAAGAATTACCAGCTATAAATCAAATACTGTCGTCATGTGGTCAGGCTCCTGTAACCACTCTCGATCAAACCAACCCAGAGGTTGCGATTGCATACGATACGTTGTTACAGGTATCTAGGGAAGTGCAAGCAGAAGGATGGACTTTTAATAAAGAATATCATTATGAGTTCACTCCAGATACAAATGACGAAATATTAATACCAAACAATATACTACAATTAAAGTTAAGTGAAAACTCCGCTAATATGGACCATGATGGTGTCCGTAGAAATGGAAAATTATATGATAAACAAGATCATACATACAAATGGACCTTTCAATCTCCTATAGAATGTGATATTGTATGGGAATTTGATTGGATAGATATACCTGAACCAGTTCAAAACTTTATTACTGCTAGAAGTGCTGCAATTGTATCACAAAGAATTGTAGGAGATCAAACACAGTATCAAATGTTACAACAACAAGAAGGTTATTTACGAGCTACAGCTTTAGAGTATGACACACAACAAGGACAGTATACATTCTTCGGACACCCTCAAGGATATCAAAATTACTATCAAAGTTATCAACCATATCACGCACTAAAAAGATAATGCCAACAATAACTCAACGAGTAGATAATTATTTAGGTGGGGTATCTAGACAATCTGATGATAAAAAGCTTCCAGGTCAAGTAAGGGAATGCCTTAATGGTTATCCTGATCCAACCTTTGGGCTTACTAAAAGACCAGGTTTTAAATGGATAGCTAACTTAGGTACTGGTACTACTTATGATGCATCAAGGTGGTTCTATATTGCTAGAACTTCAACAGAGAAATATATAGGATGTATTAAACCAGCCTTAGGAGGCTCTACAGGGGACATAGATATATGGAATGCTACAACTGGTGTGGCATGTACTGTTAACTATGGCTCAGGGGCACAGGCGTACCTTACAGGTGCTCGTACAAACTATAGTGTACTAACTGTACAAGACACATCTATAATAGTAAACAATTTAATAACAGCAAATAAATTAGCTGATCCTGCATTTATTCAGAATACAAGAGCTACTCTAGTTCTTAATTCAGATATGACAACTGGAGAAGTATTTAAAGTAACTATAAATAGTAGTGCTGCTACTTATACTATACAAGCTAATGATACTTATAATGATGTTATAACTGGTATTAAAACTGCTATAGATAATTTAAGTGTAACAGGTTTAACAGTAACTAAGTATCAAAACTCTTTAGAATTAGATAGAGTAGTTAGTGGTACAAGAACAGCCTTTACTGTTATTGCAGAAGGTGGTGTAACTAATAGTAAGTTAAATGTATTTCAAGATCAAGTAGATAATGTATCTCAACTACCTAGTCAATCATTTCATAATCATGTAGTTAAAGTTATTAATACTTCATCTACTAATGATACATACTTTGCTAAATTTGTAGCTGATGATGGTACTTCAGGTAGAGGTTATTGGTCTGAAAGTTTAGATCCTAGTAAATCTACAGGTCTAGATCAGGCTACAATGCCTCATGAATTACTGAATCCTTCAGCCAATACATTTACATTTCAAAAAATAACTTGGACACCTAGAGCAGTTGGTGATGATGTTACTAACTCACATCCAAGTTTTGTAGGAAAGAAAATACAACAAGCTTTCTTTCATAACAATAGACTCGGATTCTTATCAGAAGATAATGTATCCATGAGTCAAGCTGCTGAATACTATAATTTCTATCATACATCTGCACAAGTAATAACTGATGCTGATCCAGTAGATATTAATGCTTCAGCTATTAAACCTGCATCATTACATGGTGTTCTACCTACTACACAGGGATTAGTTTTATTTAGTAAGAATCAGCAGTTTATAATGCGATCTGCTGATGGCATATTAACTCCAACTACAACATCTATTACTACCATATCTAATTATGAAATGGACCCAGATGTTGACCCTATAGATACTGGTACTAATATTAATTTCTTAAGTAAGACACCTAGTTACACACGTATCTTTGGTATGGTAACTAGAGGTCAAGATGAAAACCCTCAAGTATTAGACATAGGTAGAGTAGTTAACGAATGGGTTCCAGCTACAGTAGATACATTTACTGCTAGCCCACAGAACCAATTTATAGTCTTATCAAGTCAGTCTGATAGGAAAGCTTATTTCTATCGTACATATGGTGATGGAGAAAAGACTTTAGTTCAAGCTTGGTTTAACTGGCAATTTCCAGGTACAGTACAAACAGTAGCTGTAGATTCTGATGACATGTATGCTGTTACTAAACAAGGTAGTCAATTTACATTAAGTAAAGCTAGCTTAAGTCAGAGTCCAGAAGATGCTATTATTGTTAATAATGATGGATCTAGAATTAATCCTTGTATAGATTTATATAGTAATGCTAGAAATGCAGCTAACAATGCTACAGTAGTATGGGATTCAACTAATGAATTTTCTAAATGTTATATACCTTTTGCTAATGTAACAGGGTTAACACCTGTAATAGTAATTAAAGGTACTACAGCTACAGGACAATTTATTGAATCTGGATTTACAATTACACCTGATGTTATAACTGATGATGGTGATCCATACTTTAAAGTAGAGAAAAAGAATTTAACTAGTGTAGCTGCTGATGTTATTGTAGGATGGAAATATGATTTTGATGTAACTTTACCTAAAACATATTTAAAATTAGATGATGATGCAGCGAGAAGTGATTTTACAGCTAATCTAACAATAGCTAGAATGAAGTTTGCTGTAGGTTTATCTGGAGTTATGAGCTTTAAATTAAAATCTACAGGTGTTAGACAAGGTAAGAAAGAATATACAGGTGATAATTCTACAACAATATTTAACTGGACTGTAGAAGATTTTACTTATATAAATAAAAATCAAATTAAAGTTACATTAGACGGAGTTACTACAACAGCATTCACTGTATCAGGTGATACACAGATAACGTTTAGTAGTGCTCCAGGTACTGATGTAAAGATTGTAATATATCTTGATGAGTGGTATAGTTTAAATCCTACTCAAATAGCTAATACATATTTAGCTAATGATATTGCACTATCTGATCAATCAGTATTCTCAATACCAATACATCAAAAAACAGATAACTTCCAATTAAGAGTTTTTAATGATTCTCCATTCCCAGTGGCGTTGAACTCAATGATGTGGGAAGGAAATTATTCACCAAGATTCTATAGGAG